TTTGTTTGAAATCCTGTATTACGAGCTGCCGCCATTGCTGGATGACGCCGTGCAAACCAATTGGCTCACGGATTACGCTCCACAGCTCTTGCTGTATGGGACATTGCTAGAGGCGACATCTTTCCTTAAAAATGATGAGCGCTTACCAACGTGGCAAGTTCAATACGACCGCGCAGCACAAATGTTGCAAGGTGAAGACCTTGCTAAAATTTTGGATCGTTCAGCCACTCGCAAGGAGGCCTAATGTCTTCATTTACGCAAATTTTTGGTGGCACAACGATAGCCCCTTCAAACGTATCTTACCGCGCTTTGGCTCTGACAGCCAATACGCCATTGGAATGGCCGCTAGAAAATAATTCTGGCGACAATGTTGTCGCAAGCATTATCGATATAACCCCTACCGGGGCGTTTGACATTGTAATGCCGATGGCAACCCTAACTAGCGTAGGTGCAACTGTATTATTCAATAATCTCGGCCCTAGCACTGTTACTGTTAGAGATAACATCGGCGCGACCTTGTTATCCCTTTTGGCAGGTCAGCAATGGCAGTTATACCTTGCCGACAATGCAACTACCGCTGGGACCTGGAGAGCGTTTCGTTACGGCGCAGCAACCGCGCAAGCACAAGCTTCGGCACTGGCCGGAAACGGATTAATTGCAATTGGATCAACACTTGCGCAGTCCAGCACGATTAACAGCACGTCGGTTACGCCTCAAACCTTGAGCATTACGGACAGGGCGGCTACCTATCTATGGACAGGCGGGCTGGGAATTTTTAATTTGCCCGGCACGGCGGCTGTAGGCAACGGATTCTTTGTAAACATCCGTAACAGCGGATCAGGCGACTTGGTGCTTGATCCGGCGGGCGCAGAACTTATAAACGGTGCTTCAACACTTGTGCTCGCCCCCAACGATAGCGCAGTGGTGGCCACCGACGGTGTAGGATGGTACACCATAGGCTTGGGCCAACAAGCCATTTTTGCTTTCGACTACACGTCTATAAGCCTAAACGGTCTAGGCAACCCTTCGACCACAACAAACTACGTTCTTAGCGGCACCGAACTTAATCGTATTGCGTATACCTTTACGGGCACGCCGCTGGGCAACATAAACATCGTCGTGCCGTTCACAGTGCAGCAGTACTGGGTTTCTAACAACACTTCAGGCGCATATTCTCTAAGCCTTTCTACGTCAGGCGGAACTGCGTCGGGAGTTTCGCAAAATGCTAGAGCAATATACTACTGCACCGGAGCACAGATTGTTAAGGCCGACACATCTACAGGCCTGCCAATTCCCGTGAATGTCGCACAAGGCGGAACGGGAGCCGTTACCGCAACCGATGCCCTTACCAACCTAGGCGGCACATCGTTCGGCAAGGCAGTGTTCACGGCAGCATCTGAAAGCGCAGGGCGTACCGCTATTTTAGCCGCGAAATCTGGAGCAAATAGTGATATAACTTCGCTCGCAGGCATAACAACGCCTTTGAGCGCAGCGCAGGGCGGCACTGGGTTGGCAGGCGGAGCCTCAGTAGGGGATACAATTACTTGGAACGGGACGGCATGGACCTCATCTTCTGGAGGTAATTCCGGGTTTTTAATCGCACTAGCTTTGGCATATTAAAAGGATAGCAAACAATGCCCGTAACACCTAACAGTATAGTATCCCCTCAAAACACGTTCTGGACTTCGGCGGTGGCAACAACTGCTAACACTACGTGGACAGATACGCCTACAAATACGGTGGCATTGACGTTCACCAACACCAACGGCGCACGGGTCAAAAAGATAACGGCTTTAGCACGGGCAATTCCTGCGGCAACGCAATTGCAACTTTATGCGAGCAGCGACGCGGGCACGACTAAACGACTTATTAATACAGTCACTATGCCCGCATCTTCAGGCCCTGCGGCATCGCTAGCGCAAATTCCTGTAGATTTTGGCTACACAGAGGAAGCGCCACTAGTACTAGGTCCGGGTGTCAGTTTGTGGGTTGGCATTGGGGTAACCAACACGGGTATTGTGTTTAGCTGCGAAGGTTACCTCTACTAATGCAAACGCTAATGGGTATGCAAGCGCAATTTATGCGAGCTAGGCAGAACATCGTTTCGGCCATGCCTATGCGTGCTCAAAATATGGATTGGCAAGGAAGCGGCACGTCCCCCCCGACTATCATTACTTCGGTTACCCCGGTGCCTCTGGGGGTGTTTGACGTATATACATTCACTCCGGGGAGCTATAACTTTATAGTTAAAAACAATGTTGCGCTTGCGGATTACCTAGTTGTTGGTGGTGGTGGTGCCTCTCCGAGCAACCTACCGGGCACGGGCGGCGGCGCAGGCGGAGTGATAACTGGTAGGGCAACCCTGCGCCCCGGTACGTACGCACTCACAGTAGGGGCGGGCGGCAGCGGTAGTGGTGCGGGCGCTAACGGCGGAAACACGTCGTTTACCCTTCTATCAGGCCAAACTTTGGTTGCGATAGGCGGCGGCGCGGGATCAAGCGGGCCGGGCTTTAGTGGTGTAGCCGGAGCGTCTGGCGGCGGCGGTTGGGGCGACGGAAACGGCTCAACTGGCGGCGGAGCAGGTATACCGGGGCAGGGATTCCCCGGCGGCAACGGAGTATCGTTTGGCTCTACGGGCGCGGCATATGGCGGCGGCGGCGGCGGCGGCGCAGGAGGCCCTGCAAGGTTGAGGGGCTTGCCCGTGCCGAACGACAGCTGCACGGGCGGTCCGGGACTGATCTCATCCATAACTGGGTCAGCAATTGAATACGCGCAAGGGGGAAGCTCCATTAATGGGTTCGGATCCCCCACGTCTTACGGGTCAGGAGGCTCGGTCAACCCCCCAGACGGCGTTTCGGGCGTCATTATACTTAAAATTAGGGCAAGGTACGTCTAGAACTTAGGATTAAAAGTATGTCGCTTTACCAAAAAAAGAACATCGCAGAAAATCCCCATACTAATGTGGGCACCCCCGCGCCGTTGCCTCCGTGTTTACGGGGTAACTTGACAGATGAACTATTGACAGATTTGTCTTGGTTTCCTGATACGGCGCTAGCTGAAGCAGAAAACTTGGTTGGTATGGGCTTTTTCCTGTACGCGCCGCCTACACCCCCGCCGCCGCAAATTTTAGAAAAAATAGATTTCTTGCGGCTTTTTACTTCTGAGGAATTGGCAAATATACTCGCAGCCGCTGAAACAAATCCCTTGGTAGCTGTATATCAATATAAGCTTGCAAACTCAACGGTAGTGTCTTTGTCCGATTCCGATGTCGTTAACGGGCTGCCATTGATGGAACTTGCAGGATTGCTTGCGCCAGGCAGGGCAATTCAAATTCTTGCTGGAGAACCCCCACTATGATTGATTTTCGCGACCCCACGCTTGCTAAACGTAAGGATTGGGTAGGCTATTTCGCTAGGGTATTCGTGTCGCTAGACCAAACCCTTAACGCTTTAACAGGTGGCGACGAGGATGAAACTCTTTCTAGCCGATGGGGCAAGGACGCTCGCAGAGGCAGAAAATTCGCTTGCGTTATGTGTAAGTTGCTCGATCTAATTGACAAGGGCCATTGTGAAAAGGCCATCGAACGAGACGAAGGTAAGCGACCTGGGCAGTACGATCCGCCTAAATAGGACACGTTATGGCTTCTCCCCCGATCATAAACATTATTAAATCGCTCCCCGGCATCAAGCGCGACGGAACTCTCTACGAGGGTGATCAGTACGTTGATGGGCAATGGGTGCGTTTTCAACGCGGCTTGCCGCGTAAGATTGGCGGTTGCCGCACGATTAACAAGTACCTATCCGAACCCAGCAGGGCTTTGCACAGCTATTCGGAAAATACGCTGACCTACGTACATAGTGGTTCAGCTAACCACTTAGAACGGTTTTATATTGACCCTGATAACAACACTTCAGTTATCACCGACCGTACCCCTGCTACAGGCTTCACGCCAAGCGCAGATAACATGTGGCAGTTTGATGTCACGCATCCGTTCGGGGTCGGCGAAACGACTAAGCTCATAGCTCAAGTTGCACCCAACCTTGCGTCCACGGTGGCGAAATCCGCAGGCGCTCTGTTCTACGGAGACTTGACAGGAACAGTTCCTTTAACCCCTATAACCCTACCTACCGACGGAGTTGCAGACGGCGGCGTGGTTGTGCTCGGCCCTTATTTGTTTTTCTACGGGTCTGCGGGTTATATAGGGTGGAGTGTGCCAGGATCGGTGACCGATTTAAGCGGTTCAGGCAGCGGCGCAGCAAACATTACAGGTCAAAAGATTATTCAAGCCCGCCCGCTGCGGTCAGGCGCGGGAAACTCCCCCGCAGGAATTTTCTGGTCTGCGGACAGCGTTATTCGCGCCACTTTCGTCGGCGGCGCTACTGTATTTCAATTCGACACACTATCTTCGGAAAGTTCCATCCTAGGAGCAAATACCGTCATCGAATATGATGGTATTTTTTACTGGGTTGGGGTGGACCGCTTTTTATCTTATAACGGCGTGGTCAGAGAGGTCCCCAACACGCTCAACATCAACTATTTTTTCGATAACCTTAACTGGGCGTACCGCCAAAAAGTATTTGCGGTTAAGGTCCCTCGTTACGGAGAAATCTGGTGGTGCTACCCCCGTGGGAGCGCAACCGAATGTACCCATGCGGTTATCTACAATGTGCGTGAAAACACTTGGTACGATACCGAACTGCCTAACGGCGGTCGGTCAGCAGGTACTTCTCCTTCCGTATTTCGCTACCCTCTCATGACAGGTGTTGTACCCGAAGCGACTTTGCCCGAGTTCAGATTAACCGAAACCGGGGATTTCAGAATTACTGAGAACGGCGATAACCGTATTACCGAAGAAAGTATGGTTATGGGCTACAAGCTCTGGATTCATGAGATCGGCACGGACAGCGTGGACGGGCTGGACCTTCAGCCGTTACTGTCATACTTCGAAACTGCGGACATATCACTACCTGTTCAAAGTCAAATTGATAAGGCCATGCAGGTTGTGCGCATCGAACCCGATTTCGTGCAATCCGGCGATATGACTCTCGAAGTGCGCGGGCGGATCAATGCGCGTTCGCCTGAAATAAACACTAAACCCTACACATTCCCCGAGACTGCCGGTATTCCGCAAGAGCAGGTGGTAACCCTGCTTGAGCAACGCCGCCAACTTCGGTTTAGATTTACGTCCAACACGTTGAGCGGCGATTACCAGATGGGGTTAGTCCTTTTGCACTTGCGCCCTGCGGACGGTACTACTGTCGGATGATCAATCCCGCCAACATGGCCTTAACAGATTGGGCAGATAGTGTTATGTTGTCCACTAACAGCGAGTGGCTTTTAGGGCGACTCGATGACGAGACGCGCTGGCAAGACTGGGCAGTAGGCTTACTGCGGTCGGGAATTTTTAGCGCGCAGAATGTCCCCGATCCTTACCAATTCAATGATTGGAAAGATTGGGCTATGCGCGCGTACCCTATGCTGGAGTCAACCTAATGGACACTGTTGATGACCTCACCGTCAATGTCGGAGGGCGCGCTAAAAGAGCTGCGCTTAAAGGATCGGCATTAGCGGTGAAACCTACTACGTATGCTTTTCCTGAGAATTACGGAAACCCAAAGAATAAAGTCTATCAGCTATCGGCTGGGGCCGCCGACGGCGTGCGCCTTAAAGCCCTAGACGGTACTATCATTTTCGAAGGGAAAGGTCCTGAAGCTGCGGCCAAGGCTGCCGACCTTGTACAGCAGATGGGTAAGCAGTACGGCCCTCAAGCCACTTGGATTCTCGATAAACAAGCCCCCGGCGGCGATTGGCAACAAGTATCGCAAGATACGGTAGGTAAGAAGAAGACCACTGCGCTTAATGCTTTCCTCAATGTTGCCGCCCCTATCGCAGGGGCATTCATACCTGGTTTAGGGCCTCTGCTGGGCGTAGGGGCTGCGGGAGGCGCAGCCGCAGGGGCAGCTCTAGGGTCGGTAGCCAACAGCGCTTTGCAAAATAAGAACTCTGCGCAAGCGCTGAAAGACGCGGCCATAGCGGCAAGTACGGCGTATCTCGGCAGTAAACTTACCGGCGCGCTGGGCTCAAAGCTTGGCGCTAATACCTCATTGGCTCCCGACTTAGGTAGCGTTGGCGATCTCTCCGGTGGGTTCGGTGCGGGGCAGGCGGCAAGCAATATCATTGCTAGCGCCCCTGCATCAGCGGCTATGCAAGCCGCAGGCGCGTCTATTCCTGAAATCGTAGTTACCGCAAGTAAGCTAGGACTAACCGCCGGGCAGAAAGCGGCATTGGGTTTAGCGGGCGGGGCAGGTGTGACCGCACTGGCGAACGGAATCGGAAACGTACCTTCCACAGGCTCCACCCCGACAGCCAACGCAGGCACTACGCAACCGCCTATTGAGGAGATTGTCGTAACCGGTTCGCCTAAAGTAGTCCCCACGGACTATTCCAAACTTGCGGTGGCGGGCGGTACATTAGGTTCTGCGCTCGCCGTTGCGCCTAATATGTCAGGAGTTACTAAACCTGATTTCAATCCCGAACTCGACACGGGAAACGGGCCGATAGACAAGATTACTGACTGGGTAAAGGCCAATCCGCTTCAAGCTGCTAGCTACGGATTGTCGGCGCTTGGCGGGCTGGCTGGTGGCGCAGCGGGAAATGCAGGAACATATCCTGCGTCCGCAAACATCGCGGGCGCGGGCACGCGTTCGTCTTTAAGCCCTACGTTTAACACGGGCGCACTCCCGCCCCCGTCACCCAATTTTGAAATAAGGGCTCCCGCGCAAATAAACATGACTACTGATGAATGGCTTAAGTACGGCCTGGGGCCTGAGAAAAGCTTTTTCCAAGTAACTCCGCAGGATCAGCCTGTAACAAAAATGGCACACGGCGGGTTTGCCGTTCGGGGCTCAGGCACAGGACGTAGTGACGATATTCCAGCGGTGCTAAGCGACGGGGAATATGTTATAGATGCTGAAACCGTAGCGCTTCTCGGCGACGGCTCCAACAAGGCCGGTGCTGAGAAACTTGATCAGTTAAGAGTTAATTTGCGCCGACACAAGGGCGCTAATTTAGTCAAAGGACGATTTAGCGTGAACGCCAAGTCTCCTGAAAAGTACCTGTCTGGAGGACGTGCGTAATGGCCAGCCCAACGATGAGCAATAGCGTAGCCTTAGCGCCTAACGCGTCTACGACCGAAACGGTTATGCCGGATTGGTATACTAATTACGCGCAGCAGATTTTGGCCAATCAAAAAGCCATATCTAGCCAACCCTATACTAATTACCAAGGCCCTCGTATCGCAGGGTTCACACCTGATCAGCAAGCCGCGTTTGGTATGACACGTGACGCTGCTAATTACGGCATGAACGCTATTGGCCAAGCGGGACAAGCTTCCTACGATAACCTGCAAAGGTCCGGTCTTACCGCCGCTCAGCCGTATTTCTCTGCGGCGGGGGGTATGTCTGGGGTCTCGGCAGCTTCGCCTGCTTTGCAGCAAGCCGCAGGGCTCTACACGCAAAGCACTCAAGGTGGAGGGCTGCAAGCTGCGAACCCCTACTTACAAGCTGCCAGCGGAACTTCGGTAGGCAACATCAACGCCTATATGAACCCCTATACCGACGCCGTGGTCAACCGTATCGGAGACTTGGGCGCAAGAACTTTGCGCGAAAAGCTCATACCTGAAATATCAGATCGGTTTGTTGGCGCAGGAAGTTACGGAGGGTCTCGTAACGCCGAGATGATGGGTCGGGCTATGCGCGACACCATGGAAGGGATTAGTGCTCAACAGTCTGGGGCCTTGCAAGCAGGATATGGGAATGCGGCTAGCCTTGCCCAAGGCGACTTGGCGCGTCAAGCTCAACTGGCCCAAACGGCGGGCGGGTTCGGTATTGCGCAACAGCAAGCGCTGCAAGCCGCAGGTGCCGGGATGTCGAATATCGGGCAAACCTACGGCAACCTTACCGCTGAGCAACAACGCATCCTGTCCGGGCTGGGAACTGCTTCAGGCAACCTCTATAGTGCGGATACGCAAAACAGAAATCAGTCAGCATTGCAGTTAGCCAACATGGGTGAGCAACGCCAGCGCATGGGGCTGACGGGAGCCAATGCCGTTGCGGGTATAGGCCAGCAGCAACAGCAATTCAACCAAGGCAACTTGGACATGGCTTATCAAGACTTTTTGCGCCAACAGAACTACCCTCAACTTCAAAACACCGCGCTTATGGGCGCTTTACAAGGCACAGCGGGGGCGGTACCAAAAGGCGTATTGCAAACAGGTTACGGCCCTACGGGCCAAAACATTATGCCTCAACCGTCAGGGGCGCAGAATTTGGCCACGACGGCGGGGGCGCTTGCCAACATTGCTTCTATTTTTAAAGGGGGCTAACGTATGGACTTTAATCCCGCCGATTTTGCGGTCACACCTGGTGCAATGAGCGCGCCGGAAGAAGACGAAGACATTAACGCTCAGCTTAGCGCCATTCCGGGGTTGGGCGGAGCGTATAAGAATCTGTTGGCGGTACGCACCAAGCGTCAGCAAGAGAACGCGGACGCTGCGGCTAAGGCTTGGGCGGATTACAAGAACACTATGGTCTCCGAGCGTGTAGGTCCTACAAAATTGGAGCGCATAGCATCTGCGCTTACGGCTTTTGGCCGTCCTACCGCAAATGGTAATTTCTTCGAAGCCTTAAGTAATGCTAACCAAAACATGCAAGAGACAGGGGCTGCGGTTGCGGCTGCGGAGCGCGAACGCAAGCAGACATTAGCTAAACTCGCTTTCCAACAAGCTCAAGCTTTGGCGCAGCAAAAAGAGGCTGGGGCTGCTGATATTGAAAACTTACAGTTACAAACCCTGAAGCAGGCGGGAAAAAGTGTTTCAATAGAGCCTCGCACTAAGGATCAGCTTTACACCTTTTTGGCCGCAAAGAAAGCCAGAGGAGAACCTCTTACATCCGGGGAAAATGAAGTGTGGTCGGCGCTAAACCCTGAACGAACTGCGGACATAGTTGCGGGTATTCAGAGCAAGCTTGCGCGAGGTATGCCTCTTTCCCCGGGAGAGCGAGAAATTTTAAAGCGCAAAGACCCTGCATGGATGCATCGCGCGCCTAAAGCTGGAAAAACAGAAGGCCTTTCGGCAGCCGCCGCAGCGGCAGATAAAATGGGCATAACCATAACGGGAGGACGATAATCAATGGCACCCGAACGTTTGACCGGAGTCGATAGGCAAGGAAACCCGATGGTATGGAACGGCGTCACTTGGGTGCCCGATCCTGTGCGTAATCCATCGGCCCCCGGCGCTAAATTGTGGGGCGCGGTGCCTTCCTCAACAACAGACCCTGCGGCATTACGTAAACAGTATGCCACTGATGAAGCTACGTTGACGGCAGAACGCACCGCTTCAACTAAGAATCGCCGTGTGCGCGAACTCTTAAGCAATTTTGAGGCAGCCAACAGTGTCCCTAAACAAAAAAAGTCCATTTTCGGCGGCGGCGGTACGGGGGGTGTCTTATCGCGGGATACGACGGGTTTCTTAGCGCAGAATACCGTGGGGGCGCTAAAAGCGCTAACCTTTGACACCAATCCCCAAGTACAGGCCATGAGGTCTGCAAGTGGGGATCTCCAGACTGGGGTACCCCGCCCAGGTGATAACTCAGTGTCTAACTTTGAGCGCAGCCTTTACGCTCAAGGCGTTCCGTCCGTGGATAAATACGGCGGGGTTAATCAGAATATCATCAACAACATGCGGGCTACACAGAATGAGCATTCCGATTATGTGAATTTTCTTGAAGCCTACCGCTCTTCTAACGGTAGTTTGGCGGGAGCTGAAGGCGCTTGGAACAAGTATGTGGCGCAAAATCCGTACAGGTCTATTGAAAAAGTTTCAAAAAAACAGGTTGATGACTACGGGTTTCCCGCTTCGGGTAAAATAGTTGACAAGCGCCCGGCTAAAGCAATGCCGTGGGAACAGTATTTCGGCCTAGAGCCGATTGCTCAAGCCGCAGAGGCTGCGCAACCTAAAGGCCCTGCGCGTGTAACCTCAGACGCTGATTACAAAAAGTTACCTTCAGGAACTGTATTCATTGACCCCGAAGGCAAAATGCGAAGGAAGCCCTGATGAGCTGGAAAGATGCACCTGTTGTGGATTCTTCGGCATCTTATATGGACGCCCCTGAAGTAGCAGCCGACGCCACGCCGGAAATAGTTATTACCGCCCCTAAGAAAGAGAAACTTTCTTGGGGTGATGTTGCCGCGCAGGCCATCGTCAATACGCCTAAAAGCGCAATAAATTTCGGCCAATCAATCATACAGCCCATCCTGCACCCTATTGAAACAGCCAAAGGACTGACAGCAGTCGGCGGCGGCCTTATTCAGCACGCACTCAACGTGTTGCCGGAACGCGTTACTGCTAAGTTGCCTAAGATGGATACTGCTGCTGCTGACGCAGTTGGTAAGTATTTTGTGGACCGCTACGGCAGCGAAGACGGAATTAAGCAGGCTCTGGCCGAGGACCCCGTGGGTGTGGCGTCGGATCTAGCACTTTTACTTACAGGCGGGGGTGCCGCACTGAAAACTGCTAGCACTGCTTCTAGGGTAGGCGAGCTTGCCAGCGCGGCGGGTAGAGCCATAGACCCTATGACCTATGCCGCAGCAGCTACACGTAAAGGATTAAGAGCTGTAAGCGACTTAGCACCTGTCAAAATGCAAGGTGCTAAATCGTCAAGAGCTGCTCAGAAATTAGCAATGAAGTATGGCGTTTCTGCGGATGCGTTGGCTAGCAGCTCGCTACCGACAGCCGCTGAGGCTATAGGGCCAAAAGGCGCAGAGTCTGTACGTACCTTGGCTAGACGTGAAGGAACTACGGGCGAAAAGTTTGCAACTCTTGCAGAATCTCGTAAACTAGAACGCCCCGACGCTATGTTAACTGATTTTGCGCAAGCTACAGGAGTTGCGCCTGAAGCTGCTGCGGGAAACATAGAGTCTTTTATTAAAGAAGGCCGCGCAAAATCAAAGCCTCTATATGAAGAAGCTAAGGCTCAAGGCCCTATGATGAGCCCGACACTCCAAAAACTTTTAGAACGTCCCGCCATGGCAGACGCGCTTAAACACGCCGTGGATATTGCTGCTAATGAGGGCATGGACTTAGCTGAATTGGGATTTGAAATTTCAAACCCTACGACAAAAGGCGGATTACCACCTTTGCCAGACGCCGTCCAAGAGCTAATAGCTAAAGACGCAAAGGTAAAAACTGAATGGTACGGAATTGATCCGGCGGAAGCTATTGCTGCGAGCGAAGCTTCCTATCGCAAACAGCTAGGCCTAGATAAACCAACCGTTGGTGTAGCTGACGGCACATATTCTAAAGTCGGCGGGCCTAAAGTTTTAGGGATACGCGCTTTGACGTCCGAAGGGTGGGATTTGCTAAAAAGAGGTCTTGACGAAGATCTAAAAACCTATCGCGATCCTTTAACCAAAAAACTCGATCTTACAGGTAGGGGTGGCGCGATAAACGCAACGCGTGACGCTTTACGTAAAGAACTCGTTGCGCAAAACAAGCCTTATGAAAAAGCACTGGCGACATCCGGGGAGTATAAAGCCGTAGAAGATGCTTTTAACAACGGCGGGCAAATGCTGTTCAATCCTAAATTGGACGAACAGAAATTTGCCAAAATTTTTGAGAATTTGGGCGCGAAAAAGCAACAAGGCCCCTCGGCAGCTCAAAACGGATTTAAGGCGGGTATCGCCAAGCGTCTGTACGATCTTGCTCAAAACGACAAGCTCGATCCTAAAATCTTTAAGTCTCCGAGAGTACGCGCAAAATTAGAAATCGCTATGGGGCCTAAAGCTGTTGCCGCGCTTGAAGAGAGCGCGACGCGACATGCATCTATGCAAAAATTTGAAAATATGCGCGTACCGGGAGTTACTTTACGCGAAGCTGTTCAAGAGCAGGACGATTTGTTAGCCCCTGGTACGCGCATGGCTTCGGACTTTGTGCAAGGGGGCGTGAGATATGCCGGGCGGGGAATGGCTTCTAAAGCAGTAAGAAATATCGCGGACATAGCTTCACGCCCTTGGATTAAACAGCGCAATGCTATGGGTGAAACGCTACTGAGCAGCCCACAGGAACTTGCGGATGAATTGCGTAAAACTGAAACGCTTAAGAATAAGCGCAAAGCGTCTGTAGAAACCTTAGCTAAAAAGTACTTACCGAAAGGTAAAACTTCGCCGCTAATTACCGGTTTGACAGTAGTACGTGATAGAACGCCTCCCGAAGAATACTAACTAAAAAGCCGCCAGTCCCGGCCAGGACTGACGGCGTTGATAGTGAGCACACCTTGGTGAAGTCTGTTTACGGCGCCCCAACGCCGTGAACGGGTATATTGAAAATAAATTCCGATCCTGGAACGTGATAAATAAACATACCCTGTTTCAGCAATTCTAGCGCCTGCCCGAAATTCAGATATTCATTACCGTTTGGTTTTTGTCTTATCATTCTGCCTTCTGTTTGCTATAGGCTTCTGCCTTTAAAGCCGAATAGGCCACTCCATCTTCGGCGCTGTCCGCGTGATATTCACGCTTACTAAACAACCGGACGTCCTTTAGGATTTGCATGAACAGCCATCCTTCAGTCTCCGTCAGGCGCTGACCCGTGATTGAGTTAAACGCTTCCACCGTTTTGGCCATAGACCGCTCGCCTTCGGAACTGTCGTACTGCTTGCCGCGCTCGGCCATAAGCGATGCGGCCTTAGCAAGAAGATCAGAGGCAGAAGTATACCCCCTCATCACATTAAACTGATGATTTGATGCGTTTTCCATCGTGTTTTTGTGATTTTCAGAATTAGGCAGTATGATAAAGCCTTGGTCTAATTCGTCTTCAGTCAGGAAGAACCCGACGCTCACGTCGTCGTCAAATATTACCTCCCACAAATTAGAAGCGGGTATACGTATATTAAGTTTTGCAACCTTGTTTGTCATTCTGCTTTGTGCACGCATGTTTTCTTTATATCTCGACATCCTCATTTGCTCCTTTTCAGTGCTTCTAGCAAAATCTCTTGTACGGTCTTTTTAGTTTGAAGCCGCTGGCGTACCATATCGTCCACCGTATCCTTGGCAAGAATATAGTGAACGTATACGGGACGATCTAAACCTGCTTGCGCCTGGCGCATAGGGCCTATTCGCTCTATGATTTGCATGTGCTCTTCTAGGTTCCAGCTTACTGAGAAGAACGCAAGGATGTTGCCGCCTTCGGCTAGGTTGAGGCCGTGTCCAGCCGAGGCGGGATGGGCTAGCAAAATAGGTATCTTGCCCGCATTCCAATCGCTTATCGTTTTAGGATCGGCGTCTAAGTGCTTGGCCTTGGGAAACGCTTTGAGCAACCTGGCTAGGTCGCTCTTAAAATTATAAGCGACTAGTACCGGTGCGCCGTTGGCCTCCTCGATAATACTGTCGAGCGCCTTAAGCTTTTCGTCATGAACTTCTTTCCATTCCTTGTTGTCGTCGCTGAAATACGCAGCGCCATTGGCAAGTTGCAAACATTTCATGGTTTTAGCCGCTGCGTTGAGCGCTTCCACCCCTTCGCCCTCAATAAGCGCAAACATGTCTTTTTCCATCTGGCGGTATATTTTCCGCGCGGCGGGCGGCAGGTCTATATAGAGGGTGTTGTGGATAGGCTCGCCTACCGGCAGTCCACTTACAGTCAGGCATATATCCTTAAGCCGTCCTTCAATCTCGCTCTGCGAATGGCTAAGAGGCTTTAGGCTGTACCCGTCGTACCCTTTGGCAAACCATCTGCTTTCAAAAGCAGAAAAGCTTCTACCTAATCTCTCCCCTTTATCGAGAAACCAAGTTTGCCCCCACAGATCCACTAGACCGTTGGGTGATGGCGTCCCTGTAAGCCCTATAAACCTGTCCACCTTAACGTGTGCAACTCGGCCTAGGGCTTTAGCCCTCTTTGATCCTTGTGTGATCCTAAATGATTTTAAGCGCGTAAACTCGTCAGCTACAACCGTTTTAAATGGCCAGTTTTCGCCGCAAGTTTCGGTCAGCCAAACTAAATTGTCATAGTTCATGGTGTAAATATCTGCCTTGGCGTCAAGTGCTGCTTGACGCTCCTTAGCGCTCCCTGTGATGACGCTAATCTTAAAGTGCTTCGTGTGTGTCCACTTGCCTATTTCGTCAGGCCAAGTAGATCGCGCTACGCGCAGCGGCGCAAGTATTAGCGCAGGGAACACGTCTTCGACCATGGACAAATGGTCTAAAGCTGTGAGTGTTGATACGGTTTTGCCCGTGCCCATAGAAGCCCACACACCGCAACGCTTATTGCTTTGTATGAAATCTATTATGTCGTGCTGATAAGGGTGGGGCGTAAAATGTCTCAATAGAAGACCTTAGGCTTTGTGCGTGGGGGAGGCTTGCCGATATACACGACACGGTGATGTACCGAGCAGTACGAACTGCCGTCTAGGGTCGGCAAACAACAGGACAGCAACCCTTCTGGCGTTTCGATAGGAAACGCGCACTCACCGTACCGGCGAGTCATCCAATCTCGGGGTTTCGATCCAGGCGCTACGCACGGGGTTAGAGTTGTCTTTTCACGTCCTTCGGGCACGTCATGTCTCCTCAACGACTTCCAAGAATATCTTTTGAATGCGTTGCTTTAAGATACCCGCTCGCGCCCGCGTCCAATGTTTCACGATACGCGCCCATTACGTAACTCTTTCAGATAAAATCTTAGTAATAACCGCGTCCACCTTTTCCTTGGTATCGACTACGTAAACCTTATAGCCCCTCGCCCTTAGCCGTTCGTGCTCGCGCATTTGGCCTGGCGTAGGTTTCTCTCCAAGGGCCTTGACTTCAATAAACGCACAACGCGGAAACTGCCACATTACCCAGCGATCTGGAGCGTGTCTGCGGCAAAGCCATTTTAGTTTACGGCTTTCGCCGCCCGTCTCTTCGACACGATTAACCAAATAGGTTTCTACAATACTTTCACCAGCCATCAATCTTCCTTTCGGTAACGGTAAGTTTCAAAGCCTTGAGCTGCTAGCGGCAAGCCATCAGCCCAAGGCGGATTGGTAGCCATAATAACCTCAAGGCTTTTGGCGTTGAACTCTGAGCTGTCTGGCACTTCGCAGATCAGTTCATCGTGCACGTGCAGCACAACACCGTACCCAGCCTCTTCGGCCAATCGCATACCGTAGCATAGCACGTCGCGACTAGCCGCTTGCGTGACA